TCTGTTACTAACTACGTCTCTAACGAATCTGCTCCCGGTGCTATCTATGAGACCGCTGGCCGTAAACATCCTAGAGGTCGTATAGGTACAGAATCTTTAAACCCTAATGCTTCTATTCAATTTATCCAAGCTTTGCCAGAAATAAAGAATAACTATAAAGCTACTGGTCGTAAGCGAGATGGTCGCTTAATCTATAGAGCATGGGCAGAAGATAGCGGTAAGGTTTATAAGAAGGTAGTAGATGCTGTAGAAAAAGCCGCAAGTATGTTTAATGCTAAACAAGCAAAGGCGGCATAATGGCCAGTTTAGTCGTTTCCGCATTAGTTACATGGAGCAATAAAGGATTAAAAAAAGCTGAAAAAGATGTATCGGCATTCGATAAAACAATAAAGAATTTAGGTAAAACTTTTGCTGGAGTATTTGCCGCTTCTACTATTTTAAATTTTTCTAAAAATGCTGTTAAAGCATTTATGGATGATGAGAAGGCTGCCAAATCTTTAGCGGTCCAGTTAAACAATGTAGGTCTAGGATTTGCAGCTCCCGGCATAGAACTATACATAAAAAACCTCGAAAGAATGTATGGCGTAGTAGCTGGGGAATTACGGCCAGCCTTTCAAACTTTAGTTACAGTTACCGGAGATTTAACTGCTAGTCAAAAAGCTTTAGATACTGCGCTTAACGTTTCAGCTGCGACAGGTGCTAGCTTAGAATCGGTAGCCGGTGCGTTGGCCCGTGGCTTTACAGGCCAGACCACAGCTCTTAGCCGTTTAGGAGCCGGACTAGATAAAACTTTACTAGCTACTGGCGACATGGAAAAGATTATGGCCAAGCTAAATGAAAAATTTTCAGGACAGGCTAAGGCTAGATTATCTACATACGCTGGCCAGATGTCCTTGCTTCAAGTTTACGCCGCAGATGCTCAAGATACTATCGGTAAAGGTTTACTAGATGCTATAAAAATTCTAGGCAAAGATACATCGATTCAAAGTGTCGGTGATAGCATGCAAAATCTTGCCGACAATATCTCGAACGTAACTACCAACCTGGCTAAAATGATTAAAACTATGGGAGATATAGCTTCTAATCCAGCCTTTCAAGCGGTCGTAGCCTTACTTCTATTAAGAGCCGGCCGAGTTGATTTATTAGCTAAAGTCTTTGCCGGAGCTGCGCTAGGTGCTGTATTAACCAATGAAGGTAAACCAGTCGATAGAGAAGATGCTAGAGAAATTGAACGAAGGCTAATGGCCGATCGTAATAAAGAAGCTAGATTATTAAAAACTACTAATACTTTACGTACTGTAGAAAATGATTTATTAAAGAAAAAAACAGAGGTCGATAAACTTAAAGAAAAATTTGACGTAGAGCGCATCGGCTTAATGGCTGCTCTTAACGCTGCAACCGATGAAGAAACTAAACAACGCCTAAGAGCCCAATTAGCGATATTAGATAATAACCAGGCTTTAGCTAAAAAATCTAATGCTGAATTAGAAGCGGCTAATGCTTTGAATTTATTAAATATTGCTACCCGTGGCCTTACCTTGCAAATGGGTGCATCTATTTCAGATATTCAGAAGTATCTATCCACTATCCAACAAAATCAGAGTAAAGGTATTGCTCCAACTGCTCCGAATGAAATTACATCTTCACAGGTAAACGCTTACCTAGCTGCAAAAACGGCTGAAGTAACAGCTGATACCCAAAGCTATTTAGAAAAATTACGTACCACCGTTAAACCTGGTTATGAGGTACCTTCTGTAGAATCTTTCTATGGTGGCCTATCAAGCATGGCTGGATCGTTACCAAGCTCTAATGTAAATAACAAAGTAGAAGTAACGGTGAATGGATCTATCTTGGCTTTACAGGATTTAGATAAAGCGATTGAAGATGCGATGCTTCGGATTCAGCGACAGAATGGTAATTTAACGCCGGCAGGATCTATCCAGTAATGACCGTGCCAGTAGTAAATGCAGTTATTAACTTTTCAACTGGCCCGGGCTTTGCCCAAGCTTGCCTAATCGATTCAGGTGTATTTGGTACTAATATCTTTGCAGATTCCGCAGCTGTAATCGTTGACGTATCCGATCAAATTAATTTAATTCAGACTAACCGTGGCCGTAATGCTGTGGCCGATCAATTTACGGTAGGTACGTGTAGCCTTCGCATAGTCGATCAGAATGGCGATTTCAACCCACAAAATCCAGCTAGCCCGTATTACGAGCTTCTTACCCCTATGAAGAAGCTATCTATAACGGCTACCTACGGCGGAGTTACTTATCCTTTATTTGCTGGCTTTATTACTGGCTACCAGACTACTCAGCCTAAAGAAGCTACAGATGTAACCCTAACTACCATTACCGCCGTAGATGCCCTTAGATTGGCTCAGAATGCCCAGATAAGCACGGTAACAGGTGCTACCGCTGGCGATCTAACCGGTACCCGTATTAATCAAATTTTAAACACGATCGAATGGCCTACCTCTGCCCGTGATGTAGATGCTGGATTAACTACGGTCCAGAATGATTCCGGGTTACAGAGAACAGCTTTAGCAGCATGCCAAACCGTATCGACCACCGAGTACGGAGCATTCTACGTAGATGCTTCGGGCTCATTCGTTTTTCAAGATCGAGAAGTAACGGTCAGCTCTATTGCTGGTACTCCGGTTTTATTTAGCGATGACGGTACCGGGATTATCTATAAGGATGCCGCATGGGTATTGAATGACGTTTTAGTATTTAATAAATCCACCGTAGTTAGAGCTGGCGGATCTCCGCAAGTGGCCATTAACCAAGATTCTATAGATAAGTATTTTCTCCACAGCTACTACGTGGATAACCTACTAATGCAGACCGATGCCGTAGCTCTAGATTATGCCCGGGCCTATACCGCATCCCGGCAAGAAACCTCGGTCCGGTGCGATTCAATTCAGCTAGACCTTTATACGCCAAATTATAACGCTGGCATAATTGCAGCTCTAGAACTAGATTTCTTTGATCCGATCACCGTCAAAACTACCCAGCCAGGCGGATCGTATTTAGAGAAAACCCTACAGATTTTCGGAGTATCGACGAGAATCACGGCACAGAGCTTTTTGGTTAATTTCGTTACCCTAGAAGCTATCATCGATGGGTTTATAATCGGAACAGAATACGGCGAAATCGGTATCGATTCGCTGTCTTATTAAGGAGATGAAATGCCTACTTTTCCAGTAGTTACGGGAGACATCGTTACCAGCACGATTTGGAACGGTTTACCAGCTTATGAAGTATCTATTAAAACAGGTACTACCTACACTTTAGCAACTGGCGATCAATACCAACAGCTATTAGTCTTTACTGACTCATCCGCTAAAACTGTAAGCATTCCTACAGATGCTACTTTCAATTTTCCAGTAGGTACAGCCATAACAATTCTTAACGATAACGCTACAGGTGATATAACTATTCAGGCTGTTACCAGCGGTACTACGGCGGTAACTTCTGCCGGTGCTACTTCAGCTGCTCCTAAAGTTGGGGCTTTTAAAACTGCCGTATGTTTAAAAATAGCTGCTAATGATTGGGTAATAGTTGGAGCCGTTAGCTAATGATTGGTAATCTAGCAGCTGGATTATTTGGTGGTGCACCTGTGCCATTAACTATTGACTACTTAGTAATCGCTGGCGGTGGTGCTGGTGGTACTGATTTAGGCGGTGGCGGTGGTGCTGGTGGGCTTAGATCAACTTATACAGCAACTGGCGGTGGTGGATCAAATGAATCACAATTAAGTTTATCTAAATCTACAAATTATACGGTAACGGTTGGTGCTGGTGGTGCGCAAGCTTTCGGTGCTGGCGGTAATGGCGTTAATTCTGTTTTTAGCACTATTACTTCAACTGGTGGTGGTGGTGGTGCTTATGTATTAGCTGTGACTGGTAGTAATGGTGGTTCAGGCGGTGGCGGTGGCGGTGGCGGTGGCACTTCTAATGGTGGCACAAAAACCACAAATCAAGGTTTCGATGGTGGACAAGGTAACGATGGCGGCGGACAAGGTGGCGGCGGTGGCGGTGGCGGTGCTGGAGTTGCTGGCTCAAATGCTTCCAATGTAAACGGTGGTAATGGTGGTAACGGTATTTCTAATAACATAACTGGTACAGCAACATCTTATGGCGGTGGTGGCGGTGGTGCTGGAAAACAAGGCACGAGAGGTGCAGGTGGAACTGGCGGTGGCGGACAAGGCGATCAAGGATTAACTGGCGCAGGTGCAGCAGCAGGTACAGCAAATACTGGCGGCGGTGGTGGCGGTCGTTCAACAAATGCAACAAGCGGCACAGCGACAGGCGGATCTGGAATTGTAATTTTAAGATATTCAAATGTTTTTACTATAACTATCGGTGCAGGATTAACTGGCTCTACTGCAACAACTGGCTCGGACAAGGTAACCACAATTACTGCCGGTACTGGAAATGTGAGTTGGGCATAATGGCACACTACGCATTTTTAGATAAAAACAATATCGTTACAGAAGTTATTACTGGAATTGATGAAACTGAACTTATTGAAGGTTTAGACACAGAAACTTGGTATGGCAATTTTCGTAATCAAGTCTGCAAGCGTACAAGTTACAATAATAATTATAGGTTTAATTATGCTGGTATTGGTTTTATTTATGATGACGATGCAAATGCTTTTATAGCTCCTAAGCCAGAATGCGGCCATGAAGAATTAACACTAAATCAAAATAACTACCAATGGGAATGCGAGAACGCAGAGCATGACGTTAACTTCTTATAACGGCTGGCCAGCCAGTAAAGATAGAGCTGAAATTAAAATTAAGAGCTATCAGGTACCAGGCTGTAAAACAAAATTAGCATGCGCCGAAGGTGCAGCTCCATTATTAATTGGTTTTGCAGCTGAATTCCATAAGCTAATAGAGCCTATCGATGAAGGTACTCTGGATGATTGGGGCTACGCCTTTCGTATGGTAAGGGGTACCACCGACAAGCTGTCGAATCATTCAAGCGGTACAGCTATTGATCTGAATGCTCCTAAACATCCTCTAGGCAAAATAGGCACTTTCCCACCGGAGAAGGTACCGATGATCCGGGCCTTATCTGCTAAGTACGGCCTAAAGTGGGGCGGAGATTACGTCAACCGTAAAGATGAAATGCACTGGGAAGTCAACCTAAACCCGGCTAAGGCCGCAGCTCTTATCGTCAAGTTAGGATTAAAAAATGGCTAATGCCCAAGTAACTGTAACTACTACCCCTACCCTTTTAGTAGCAGCTGATCCGCACGATCAGACCGTCATCGTTAGAGCTGGATCCTCAGATGTATATATAGGAAACGCTGGCGTAACTACTTCTAACGGATTCCTATTAGAGCATAAAAGCGTAGTAACTTTTCCGCTAGGAGCTTACGAAGCTCTTTACGGCGTAGTTGGTAACAGCACGGTGCTGGTAGAGATTTACTCCGTAGTAAATTAAGGAGATCTCATGGATCAATTTAAGCAAGTATTTTTAACCTGGCTTCGTGCCTCTGTAGCTTCTGTCGGTGCTCTATATCTGGCAGGTACTACAGATCCTAAGACCCTAGCTTACGCCGGCATCGCTGGCCTAGTCGGGCCTTTATTGAAGTATTTAGATACATCGGCTCCAGAATTCGGCCGTACTAAGTAATTAAATGAAACGGCTAGTAGGGCTGGTCATCCTTTCGCTGGCCCTAACTAGCTGCGGTTATCAAGGATGGATTAGGTATGGATGCCAAGAATACGA